CGATATAGGCATTGCCTATATCGGATTTTCGTTATCTAAGACTTTTTCAATTGTATACTATATTGGTAATAGTGATTATGTATTTCAATTTATTTATTAATTTTAGGAGGATAAATCCATGAGAACTATTAACTTTGTAAACCACGCTTCCCGTTTCGATGTTGCTGACATTTCCCTTATGACAGGGTTAACAATCAGTGAATTGATGATCAATTCCAGCAAGCACTACATGCAAACATGTAAGGCCGTAATTAAGGAATTGGTATCAAAAGAGCTAGCAAAAGATATTCACAAGAATATTAAAAAGGGTAAGCTTACAAATGTAAGCTCCCTAGGCAAAGCTCTATACGTAGCGGGAGCACTCAGTTCCATGCCATCTAAAGATGTTAAATTGACTATTAAGGACTTACTTGTTAAGTACCTGTCGGCATACTATAATAAAAGAGCCGACAAATATGGTCACATCGAGGATAGCGAAATCGCAAGCTTGTTAGATATCTGTGGCGAAGTTAAAATTAAACTTGAGCCACAAGTAAAGCAAGCAAAGAAAAAAGAAACTAAATCTGAAAATGGAAAGAAAGATAATGTGATCGATAATAATAAAGTTTATAATAAACTTAATAAGATCATCAATCTTAAATCCATCAAAAAAGATGTAGTTTCTGCTATCATTAGTAATACTAATGATAAAGCATTAAAAGCTCTTAAAGCTAAAGCTGATAGTTTAGCTGAAGGGCAACGGTTCTACTATAATAAGAAAGATTCTGATCTTTCTAAAGGCTTAATCTCCTTACAAGGTGTAGGTGAAGATGGTAATAAAGTATTCATTAATATCGAATTACCAAAAGCTAAACAAGAAAAAGTAGAATCCAAAGAAACAGTTGCAACAACTCCAGTAGCTGAAGAAGCTGCTGAAGCTTCTGCATAATCACTATATAAAGACGGGTAACCAATCCCGTCTTTATTTTTTGTCTTCTACAAGGACTTTAACTTATATATGACGGTTAATTTTTCTTGGAGGAAGCACTATGGAAAATTTTGAATCATATACTAAGATAAGCGAGGAAGTATTTGATTTCGGTAATAATCTGATTATGAAGATTACTGTAGCATTCAATACGACTACACTAAGAAACGGTAATACTAAGTTTAGCCCATTACACAATGAGTATACTCTAATCAATAGTGGTAATAAGATAACTACAAATCTTAGGTATAAGTATTACATGTCTTTGACTCAACGTGGTAATAGTAATGTATCTATAGACTTGACTTGGGAGAACTATGATGAGTTCTGTGAGTTAATAGATACTATTCTTGAAGTCTGTGATGTAAATGCAGAGGGTTCACCATTTGATTATGTACGTGGTAAAGATGGTGTATCTTATGACTTAAGATGTAATTCTAATACAGTAAGACCTATGCTTATGAAAGACTATCGTGGAGCATCTTTATACTGTGTACCTGTGGTTATTGATAATAAGAAGACTGGGTCATTCTATGCTGGTGTAAGTTTTGTATTCAATGAATCTTCTGAAGATTCATTCAATGTAACTATAAACCGCATCAAAGGGTTTAAAAGATTCTTATCCACATACAATCCATTATTACATGCTAGTACTATGGCTAAGTATATGGGTACAACTGGTTTACTTGGAACTAATAATATCTCATTATAAACAAAGAAATATCCACTATGAGGAAATTCCTCATAGTGGGATTTTTTCTATTATACGGTGTACATAATTGGTTGATTGCCATTTGCTGGGTTGACATAGTTCTCTTGTAAGAACTGTACAATCTCTTCACGTCTTGACGCTTGTTGCTCAAGAGAAGATAACTTAAGATCGATATTAGCAAATACAGTTTCAATACCATCAAAGTGTTTTAAGTATTCAAATAGCCAAGTTGCTACATCAGCTGTAGCCAATCGTTCAAATGTTTCCATCTTAGTTGGTTCAATAGTCATTAGATTAGATGGGTGTTTAACGAATACACCTAGAGTCATTTGGTCTAGGATATTAGATACTTGTCCTGCCATATTCATAGTTACACGAACCATATTAGGCGGAATGTATTCAACGTATACGTTATTATTAAACAATGATGCAATGTTTGCGTATTGTTGAGACAGCATCATATCATCAAAGCTTAATGCTTTAGCTGACATAACGTATGTACCATATTGCTGTACACCAGTTCTTGTAGTATCCAAGTCTTCCCACATAAGATCTTTAACACCAAGAATCTCATAGTTCTCTGGGATATGTCTATCAAGAAGATAATAGTCTCCACGTTGATCTTCTTTAGTTAACAAGACTCTAATCATATGAGGGAAATATCTACTAAATGTAGATAGTGTATCTGGAATGATTACTTCGCTAGCCCATTTATCTTTAGCTAGGTCAGGTGGTAATCCTAATGGCTTTGTACCTAGACGTCGTTCGATCTTATTAATGACGTCTGTCATTCTATTATATGCCATGCCTATTTGCCTCCTTTAAGGGTTATTTTGGTTATATATCATAATGTTGAGGTGATAGATATTATGCGTATTTCTTATGAAGTGGCCTCTAGATTAATGAGGAAAGTTGCTATTAAAGTTTATCTTAAGTACAACGGGATTATTAATCCATCCCACCCATACACTACATTACACGTTCTAGATACTCCATTACGAGAAGATCCAGATGCATATGCAAATACATCCGTATTTGGTAAGATCAGTGTAAGTTTACCAACCATATTCAAATATGGTGAAGATGAAGATACTATAGAACGGTATATAACTAGAGTCACTGAGATTACTTTACATGAGTTATCTCACTGTGAACAAGCTCTAGACATTTATCAATTACATTTCCAAAATAGATTAGTTGATAAATGTGAAGCAGAGAATGAGTATAGAACTGGTACATTTATGCTTAATAGGTTAGATGAGTTAACTAAACTATTAGGCTACCAAATAGATGTAGACTTTATAAAGACTTATTATGTAGACGAGTATTCTGATCATAAGAACTTTGTCTACAGAAATCCTACTACATACCCTATATATTTAAACTATGTAATGCTAGGTGATATGACTAATATCCCTAGAGACTGTGATCTCTATACAGGGTTAAAAGAATTTGGTGATTTACCAGTAAGACGTAATGGTATATATATACCATCACATAAACTCTTTGAGTATTATGGCGAAGTATACGATAATTATTGGCCTATGGGTTGGAGATTTGTAACTCCAAATAAGATAGCTTTGATAGTAAAACCTAGGTAGAGTCATTGACTCTACCTAGATTCTCTTTTATTTTTTCTTAGAAGTTCTTTTCAGCGTAGTTTCTGATTTCTTTTAAGATATAGTCTTCTGGTTTCATAACCAATGTAGAACCGTCTTGGTTAAACATTTGGATTGTACCCTCTTTGGTAACAGCGATGTTATCATAAGAGCTAATACCAAATGCTTCTGCCATGATATCTAAGTTAGCTGATTCAGTTTTGATGAAGTCTTTAACTTGTGGGCAGTTAGTAATAGGGATAATAGAACCTTGATAAGATTCTTCTACTACAACTTGGTTGCTATTAATAGAAGCTGTATCTACATCAGCAGATTCAGTAATAAGCTTTTCTACGTAAGCTACTTTATGGGAAGGATAGATTACTCGGTCCCAAGTGATAACTTTAATATTTTTTACATAAGACTTACCACCATTAACTTGCATAGTACCTAAAGCACGTAAACTGAAAGATGGTTTTTCACCATCCATCAAGTCTCTATTAAAGTAATCACCGTATTGGTTATTAGTACCAGTAACGTGAGCTTTAATAAGATTACCTTCGTTCCAAAGTTTAAGATATTTACAGCAAACTAATACTGGATCGATAGTTTGTTGACGAGACAACTCTTGGCTCATAGGGTGACCCAATTCACCTTTAAGATTACCAGTTTCAAGAAGCTCCATAGCACGACTAGCACGCAATTCTGGCAATAAGTCATTAGGTAAGTAAATACGTCTATTACGGTTTTGTACTCCTAAGTCTTGTAAAATGGTTTGAGCAATGATCTTACCATTATTCTCAGACACAATTTCAGAAGATGCGACTGCCATAGGAGCTTCGTGGATAATGTATGGGATGTTTTTAATGGACATCTATATAGTACCTCCGATTCTTCTTATGGGATTAAAATTAACTATATGTTTCCCTTATAAGTGCGTTCTGGGTAAATTAAATAGAGAACCTATATATAATCATCAATTATTCATAGAAAGTGAGGGTAAAACGTAAAAATGCTAAGACGATTAAGACAACGTAAAGCATACTTAGAAAGTAAGCGTAATCCTAGTGGGGTTGTTATGGCTTATGCTTATGAAAAAGCAAGACGCAATCCTACAGAGGAAAATTTGAAAATTGCAATCGAGAACCATTTAAACTTGGATGCTAACTTGGATGAATCAGTAGTTAAGTCTGTTGGTTTATATCTTGATGCATTGCAAGTCAATAACCCTGTACATGTAAAGAAATACTTTGGCCGAGTATTAGAAGGTGTACGTCGAGTACAAGATCCTGAACGTATCCGTAGAGGTATGAAGAATATTCTTGCTAATCAAACAGATACAATCAATGAAAGTACTGAACTTACTAAGCACCAAAAGAATGCTTATATCCATGCAGTGGAAAAGATTCTTAACGAGGCCAATGCTCTATGTACTTATGACCGAGTTATTAAGAATCATACAATGATCAATAAACGTTTCAATACAGATAAGCTTATCTCTGAGAATGTATTCAATGAAGTACAATCTAAAGTATATGCTATTAAGTTTGCTGAGCTGATTGATACTTACAAACTTCCTATCGAAGATAAGTATAAGATTACTCTAGAAAACTATTTCTATCTATTAGATAAGTATAACTGTGATTATGATAGATATGCAGTACTAGAAGCTATTACTGGATACTTCTTCGTTAGAGATACTGATAATGTGTTACAAGAAAGCTTTAGAAAGATTATCAAGCATTCTTCTGTAGTTACTGAGGCTACTGAAGAAGATACTAATCATATTGATAAAGATTTCTACGACGATGGTGGTAAGTTACTCCGTAGTAATGTAATCCGTACTTGGAGAGCATTAAAACTAGATAGCGATACTGGTTTCAAATATAAAGAGTTTATCATTAACTCCACTAAACCAGAAGAGTTTGCTTTAATCTTATCCAAGAGCCTAGTTCTATCTGACTATATTCGTAAAGAAATCTTTGATCTTGTAGTAACTAAAATCTCTTCATTCCAAGAAGGATATGATAATAATCAATTAGTAGCTATCTTCAAAGGCTATGTAGAAGAATTAGAACGCCGTGATATGAAAGAATATCTTTACGTATTAGGTGAACTATACTATGCTTTGGAATGTGATATCAAAGGTATCTTTACTAACCCTAGTAAAGAGAATCTTGATACAGTAGAAAAAGTACATATGGAAATGAGTTTCTTAGATACAGTTAAATCCATTGGTGTGAAACTAGATAAGAAACTTACTGAGTTATCTGATAATGAAAAGATGGCTAGCCGTACTTTCGATGCCGCAGTTAAGAATTTGACTTCTGCTGTAACTAAAGATACAGAAGATAATGCTAGGGAAGAAGTTATTGCTGATAAGTTTATCCCTAAAGCTTCTACTATTATTAAACTTGCTATCACCACTGGTGTACTCTATATGGTTGCTCCGACTTTATCTGTAATTGGTTTATTCGGATGGTGGGTAACTAGACGTCAAGCTTCTGCTGATGAACGTAGAAAACTTATGGATGAACTAGAAATAGAAATCAATATGTGTAACCGATATCTTAAAGATGCCGAAGAAAAGAACCAATTAGAGAAAATTCGTAATCTTATGAAAATTAAACAAAAACTTATCCGTGAAAAAGAAAAGCTTGGATATACTATGGTAGTGAAACATGGTGAAGCTATTAGTAAATCTAAAGACGAGGATGATTAATAATGAGCTTGTTTAAATCAGAGATAGATCATCCATTATTTTTTAGTGATGATGATATATATGTAAACTTTGATAGATTTGACCGTGGTAAAGGATTCAATGTATGTTTTATACTAGGCTATCCAGCATCTGGTAAAACTACATTATCATTCAAATTAGCTAAAAAGCATAATGCTGAATTACTAAACTTAGACGCTATAGTTTATCCACAAGATGCTGATTGGCTAGTTGATTATTGTAAGAAACACTATAAGACTTTTTATGAGTTTATTAAAAAGAATCCTGCATACCTAAAGTTCATTAATACCTATTCAAGAGTATTTGCTGATGGAGAAGACCCTATGACTCCAGAAAAGAAACAGCTTACTATTGAACGTAGAAGATGGATTATTAAGATAATTGAATTCTGTGTCTCTAGACTACATAAGATAGTCATAGAAGGTGTAGATTTGTATCCTATATTTACAGTATACCCTGAGCTATGTGAATATCCTATAATTATTAAGGGTACTAGTAAACTTACATCAATGCTTAGATATGTAAAACGGGACCTTGATTCTGGGAGAATACAAAATGTATTAGACTTAATAGAATGGTATGGTCAACAATCGACAAAGCTAAATGATTTTAGAATACATATGAAAGTTTTTATGAAAGGATAATATATGGGATTCCTTGACGAACTAACTAATTCTATTATCCTTGAAGCAGAGGATAATAAGAAGAAAAAAGATACCCCTGCTGAAGATGATGATACAATGGAACCAGATGTTCCTGAAGATGGAGATGAAGTTCCTGAAGATGATGATACTCAAGAAGAACCACCAGCAGAAGATACAGCTGACGACGACACTACCGATGATGACGTTGAACCTGATGAGGGAGACGATGATGTACCTACTGATGACGATGATACTGATACCGGTGATGGTGGTACAGATGACGAGCCTGCTGGTGATGATACACCAGAAGATGACGGAGTAGATCCAGACGAAGGTGACGATGTTCCTACTGAGGATGATGAGGCACCTGCAGATTCCGCTGATGATGATGGAGACACTGGTGACGATATCGAACCAGATACATCAGAAGATGGTGAAGACGTACCAACTGAAGATGGAGACGATGCTCCAGATGCTGGTACTGACGATACCGATGATGACGGTGGCGATGGTGACGATATTGAACCAGATACTGGCGAGGATGGAGATGACATTCCGTCCGAAGATGGAGATGATGTACCTGATGCAGGAGGAGATGATGGTGGAGACACTGATGACTCTGGAGATGGTACAGGTGATACTGGTACTGATGATGGTAGTACTGGTGGAGACCCTAAACTAGATACTGATATCAAAGCCATTGAAGATAATCTTTTCAACAATCTAAAACCAGAACAGAAAAATATAGCAATAAAAGAACTTAAGACTAGATGGATGGATTTGTATGATCAAATCAATCGGTTTATTACTAAGATCGATTACATTGCTAAGACTCCAGACAATATCAATATAGTACTACGTGTGACTAAACTTACGCAACAATTACGTGATACAGTTGAACACTATATCATTAATACGTTTGCGACTAAGTCTTATATTGAGAATAAGTCTGAACTATTTTACTCGCTGCTTATATTAGATAGACTTGTCAAACTACTTGCCACTACAGTTAAAGAAGACGATACAGAAAAAACTGAGTGACCAGTCTGCCCTGTTTAGCTAATATAACAATATATTAAAATGCGCTAATTTGAGCATTAATGTTTAAATTAAACTATCCTGAAAGGAGACTACAAATATGCCAGTTGTAGGTAATCAATCTAGCGATGTTGTATCCAGCCGCTCTTTCCATAAAGGTTCTGAATACGAATTCGCTAATGCCATTGTAGAAATGGCGGAAAACATTGCAAGCGAAACTCAAACAGACTTCTTTACTGAGTCTGCTCGTTTGATGCGTAATAAGGACGCTGCTCGTGCCCTTAAAAACTTCTTCGTAAATGAATCTGCTGATGCAGACGAATTTGCTGACAACCCAGCAGGTCTTCGTGATCACGAAATGATGATGGAACAACTTTTCGAAAACGACCGTCAAGGTATCTTGGAATATGCTTCCATCGGTTCTTACAACCCTGTAATGGGTCTTGTGTTACCTTTACACAAAAATATGATGATGAATAACGTTTTCGATAAAGGCGTTATTCCTAAAGCTGTAGCTAAAACTCCTAAGTTCACTTTGAGCATGGAAGTGCGCAAAATGATCGGTGTTGATGGTACTGAAATCGATATGTTCACAGAACAAAATCGTATTTTCGAATTGATGGAATCTTCTGCTCCTACACGTCGTGTATTCGTAGAAGTTAACCCAACTAAACCTATCATCCCTGGTGGTGCTGACGAAAAAGCTATGCGTGAATCCTTGAACTTGGCTCTTTATGGTGCTAAAGATGGTTTCAACAAAGCTTATGATGCATACTCCATTACTACAGCTATCACTGGTATCGTAATCGACGGTACTAACGCTCATGATGGCGATGCTATCGTAGTTGACTCCAAAGCTGTAAATGCTGCTGGTGAAACTTACAAAACTGTAGGCGTTAAAACTGCAACTAATACTGGTGACTTGGTAATCGCTATTAGCCCTCGTCGTTTCGAACCTGGCTATGGTGAATTGGACCGTCAAATCACTACTAAATTCAACTTCGTAAAACCTGGTACTACAGACGTAGTTGAAGGTTACATCACTGGTTACACTAAAAACAATCAATTCATGATTTCCTGTGTTGGTTCTGCTGACATCAAAGGTGTAATCATCGATTCCAAACGTGACACTTCCAACGCTATGATCGATACTCCATCCGTACGTTGGGATGCTGTAACTCAAATCGTAGAAATCCCTAATGCTAACCCTATCAACGTTCCTATTTCTCCTGAAGAAGTAAAAGACGTTCAAGCATTATACAACGTTGACCAATTGTCCAAAACTCTTGGCTTGATCAAAGACGTATTGGGTAACTACAAAGATGACAAAATCCGTAAAGAATTGGACTTGTCTTTCAAAACTATGCCTGCAGCTAACAAACTTGCAGCTACATTCGACTTCTGCCCACCAGACACTTATAACATGGATCCAGTAAACTGGAGACGTACAATGTTCATGGACCAATTAGATATGTATGTAACTACATTGCTCCAAGTATTGAACGATCCTAACGTAACTGTTTCTGTTATCGGTGCTCCTGCATTGATTCGTCGTATTACTCCAGTAGAATACACTTACCAATCCCCATCCAGCATTGGTCCTGTAGAATTGGATTACAAACGTACAGTTGTAACTTCCGACAAACGTGTTTACAACTTCGTTTCTTCCGATAAACTTCGTAACGATTCCAACTTGATTATCGTATTGAACCCTCGTAACACTGACCGTGTTATCTACACTATTTACGATTATCAATTGTACTTATCCAACGAAATCCGTAACAAACAAAACTACGCTCTCCCAGCTGTACATGCGTTTGAACGTTTCCACTTCTTCTCCTATCAACCAGTACAAGGTCGTCTTCGTATCTTGAACGCTTCCGGTCTTCGTGATACAGTTCAAAATACTAAACCTGTAACTAAAGATTACAACGAACGTTACGACATGAACGATCATGGCTTCTATGATTCCATCCGTCATGACGGCACTAAAGTTGTATCCCCAACTGGTTACCCTTACCCTGTAAAATACGACTTGGCTTCCAACCCTCATACATACTCTGTAGAAGCTGAATTGACTCCAGCAGCTCAAGCAGCTAAAGCAGAATTGGATGCTATGCGTGCAGCAGGTGTAACTTCTAAAGTTGAACCATTCGAATTGGATCGTGTAGTTCGTGAATCTGAAAGATAATATCCACATTCAGTAATACTATGCTGATGGTGAATTAGTATAGCATTCGTGGTTTTATTGAAAAGAGCAGGCCTATAGACTGAGTGTCTATAGGCTCACTCTTTGTTTTCACAAGGGGATAAGAATGGATAAAGCAAAAACAAATTATGATTTTAATGATCTCTTAACTATAATTGATTCGTTAAAACAAGATGCTGATCCTGATGTCCTTCGAAACTTTGCATATGAATTAAACATGTTCTTCAGAGATGTCAAATGTGAGGGTGTCTTATACACTAATAACACAGACTTAGACTTCTTTGGTGTGTACGTACAACCAGTCTTAAAAGAAAAGGATGTATATCCTTTACTTATATCTGATTATACTACTACTATTGAGAAGTACTACGTTGAATTGGACTCTAAACTATTTAATCCATTGCTAGGTTTGACTAATAGAGATATCCTTGCTATTATTCTACATGATATAGGTTCAATGATTAACTCATCTGGTCCAATAGACCGTGCTGTAAAAGAGATTGATTTATATCTTGATACTACAAATGATGTACTACGTACTACAGACAATGTAAACTACGTAGCTATTCTTACATTTGGTTTGAAAGACTTATTACATAAATTAACCTCAATCTTCACGGCGGACTTGACTAGCAACGTTGCTATTGATGACTTTATTATGTCTTGTGGGTTCATTAACGAACTTAATAGTGCTATTAGTAAACTCAAAAAGTTTGGCTACTTAAACATGTTCTCCGAAGGTGGTTCTCCTTCTGCGATTATTGCATGGACAATCCGGATCTACAATGATATCAAAGGTCAACGTATCCGTACTATACGTTTACTACGTAAAGCTGCTTCTTACACTCCAGTACGTTTAGTTAAACGTGAAATGAATCATATGATTACTGCGTTATCTAGAATTGATGATTCTTCTATCTTAGAATCTGTATTTGACGACGTTAAAATGAAATACCAAAGTATGACCAAGAAATTCACAATGTCTTCTATTAAAGACATTGAGGAAGACTATTATGATTATGCTGTCACTCTTCAAAACGTTAATGACGAGGACGATGCTCTATTACTCTTGCATAAAATTAATAGTCGTATGAGCGTTATCGATGGTGTATTAAACGATGACAACCCTCAAATCACTGATAGAGAACGTAAAGCATTCGTTGATTTGTATCAACGTTATAACCAATTACGTAATGACGTTGTAGCTAAGAAAGTATACAAACGTAACTATAGACGTATTTATGTAAACTACGGTGAAGACTAACTAAGAAAATAAGGTTCTACCATAGAGCAATGCTCTATGGTAGCCTATTTTTATCTAAGTAGGAAATTATAACCAGTATAACACATTCGTAATCAAAATTAAGTTAGATTTCTATAGGAGGAAACTAAAATGGCTCTAGGACAATCATTATTTAACACACGTAAAGCTGGTAATGGTAGCAACAATCGTTCTGTAAACGTATACTGTGGTTATCGTTTCCGTATGCCAGATGGTAACAAGGATAAAGCACCTACTGGTATTGATATTTCTTATTGGAATAATATGCTTAAACTTACTATTGCTCATCTAGTTAAGTCTAATGGTAATAATGGTGAGTACTATACAATGGACCGTGATAACCGTGCTGATGCATTCTTGACACCAGTTAAAGCACGTATCTTAGCTAATGAAATTCGTAAATTCATTGCAGCTGATGGCGCTATTAAATCTGCTGGTGTAACTACAGGTAAAACACTTGTAACTGTATCCACTGGTGAAGAATTCGAAGTAGCTAAAGCTGACTTCCCATGCATTACAATTCGTAAGTTCTCTGATGATGCATCTAAAATTGAAATGGAAATCTTCTATGAAATCAATGCTGATTACTATTTCGGTGTACACAACTTCAATCGTGATGATATGGATGGTGAACACAACACAGATGATTACAAATATATTGAATTAGAAAACTTGGTTACTATCTTGGAAGACTTCTATAACGGTATGGCTTATGGTAGTGCTTATGCATCTGCTCGTGCTGTATATGACTACTCTCCAGTTGGTAAATTATTGAATGATTTATCTGGCGAAGGTAATAGTTCTTCTGGTTCTAATACTATGAATAACTCTGGTGGGTTCTCTAACGGTTCTTTAGATGACTTATAATAGATAAATATATAGGGAATGGTCATAAGACTATTCCCTATTATTCCACGAGGTAATATACTATGGCTGAAATAAAAGCTATCTTTGATTTTGAGATGCTATTCGATTTAGACTTTACCTTGGCAACTCTAATACAACGGTATTATGGTAAATCACAGTACTTTGATACTATACTAGAAGAGGATCCTATAAGTCTTAGATTACTTCTTCTAACTAGAACTGAAAAGAATCCAATCTATATGCTTTTAAAACCAGAATATAGAGATTCTGCTGATTCTTTATATGAAGAGCTTAAGAAAGAATTCTTCATGGAGATGTATCTCAGTCGTAATATATACTTCACTGAATTCTATAAGTTCTTCTCTGTATTAACTAAGACCGAAGTAGCTGTAGCTGATATAGGTGTAATAGTTAATAATAAGAAAGAAGAATCTATCATACGAAGTATATCCCCATTGATTCGAGTATTCGATACTAAGGAGATAGCTCGTAATGATTATGATGCTTTGTACATTAAAGATAAAGATACAGTTGGACTTATAACCCCTAGGGTTGAAGGAAAGACTATATTCTTAGCTAATTACGGATTCAATCTAACCACTGTTGGTGAAGAGGAAAGTCCTGATTTAGAATTTATGGAAGAGTTTAGTGACGATAATGCTATATTTACCGTAGACTTATACTCTTCGGTGGTTAAACCTGTATAATGTAAGGAGGAGGAAAGATGCAAATTCTTTCTAATATCGTATCTAAGGATAGTTTACATGAAACGAATCTTAAAGCGTTAAAGATTATCCGTGATTCTGTATTAACCTCTTTTGGTCCTTATGGTAGTGCAACTCAGATTATGAAAACTGATGCTATCCCTAAGTTTACTAAAGATGGTAATACTATTCTTAAGAATATTAAATTCTTAGGTCAAATCGAAAGCAGCTTAGCTGATATTATGGTTGATTTGACTAATAACGTTGTCAAAGAAGTAGGTGATGGCACCACCTCTGCAACACTTCTTGCGTACAACATTTACAAACGTTTTGTTACCAAAGAAGAACCTAACTTCATGGCAACAAATGGAGCGGGAAATATCAAGATTTATGATGATGAACTTAGCAATGTACCACCAGTAATGATTGAACGTACATTCAAAGCTATCGTAAAAGAGATTAATGAACTTATTGTATCTCGAGCTAAAGAAGCTACCCCTGATGATATGTATCGTATTGCTAAAATCTCTACTAATGGTGATGAAGACTTATCTCTTATCATTGCCAATATCTATAAAGAGATGGGTAATGAAGTATTTATCACAGTTAAACACTCTTCTATCGATGAAGACTATACTCGCACATATGACGGTATGACTATTAACACCGGTTATGGTGATAAAGTCTATGTAAACAATAAAGAAGGATTTGCTGAATTGAATCATCCACAAATCTACTTCTTTGAAGACCCTGTAGATACACCAGAAATGATTGGTTATGTACAAAATATTATCATGCGTAATATTATGGATCCAATCAAAGCTAATGATATTAAAGGTATGATTCCTACAGTGATTCTATGTCCTAGAACTACTCGTGATATTGATACTACAATGGATGCTGTAACTGAAGCTATCTATAAGTATCGCTCTGCTGGTATCCAAATCCCATTCTTATTTGTACCTAATATTACAGATAAGAATATGATTCTTGACTTAGCTCGTCTATGTAATGCTACGACAATCAAGAAGTACGTAGACTTAACTATTCAAGAAGAGGAACAAAAACAAGGTCTTGCACCAACTAATGAAACTGTACATGATTTCTTTGGTTGTGCTGATGCTGTAATCTCCGATTTCAGTAAAACTAAGATTATCAATCCTTGTGAAATGTACAAACAAGACACTACTGAATATAGTGACCTATATCAAGGTATGATTGATCATGCTGAACGTGAAGTTGCTGAAGCTAAACGTGACGGTCAAGATGTAAATACTCTTGGCACACTTAAACGTAGACTTAACTCTCTTAAAGCTAATACATTAGACTTATACATCGGTGGGTCTACACAAGAAGAACGTGATAACCGTTTTGATGCTGCTGAAGATGCTGTATTGAACTGTATGTCTGCCGCTATTCATGGTTTCGGTTATGCATCTAACCTTGAAGGTTTATTTGCAGCTGAAGATGTATATAAGAAATATGGTAATGCTTTTGATGATGAACCTACATTAGAAGCAGCTATTGCTTCTATCATCTATAACTCTTACTTGGATCTTGCAGCATTACTATACGGTACTAAACGTTCTGAAATTCATGAAAGTTATAGTGAATATGAACGTCAAGGAATTGTACACCAAATGGTAGTAGCAGCTCTAGGTGGTGAAGATAAACTATTACCTAGAATGCCAATTGATATTACTACAGGTGAACGTTCCGAAGATGTAGTTACATCTATCCGTTCTGATATTGCTGTATTAACTATCATCTCTAAATTGATGACTATTCTTATTACTTGCAACCAATTCTTAACTCCAGAAGCTTCCAATAATATGTATGATGCTATACGTGAAATTGAAAAGAAGAAATCTGAAGAAAACAAATAATAGTTTGTCTACTAAGGTTAGGGCCACTGGCTCTAACCTATAGTAGACTATATGGGGATTATTATGGCTAAAAAGATAATGACTCTACGTCAATATATAAAGAACCCATCAGGTACAGGTGCATCATTTGCTGGTAATAGAACGGCTTTGACATCTATGTACTCGCTGAAGTTCTTTAAGGTATTAGTAGACTATAATAATAAGATCGAATACTCTGCCATAAAAGATAAGCAAGGTAACTTCTGGTGTATCATGAAGATACCATCAGAGAATATACCTAAGTTCTTTTATGACGTTATATATAAATTCTCTCCAGCTAAAGCTGGTGATGATAATGCTACTAAGCTAGAGGATTACAAAGTACAATTCTTTAGTAATGACCCAGCATTTACATTCACTTTCTCTTATGCTTATCATAAGAATGGTTTAACTATTCCTGAACTAGAGAAGAAGTATAGTTCGGAAGCTATTAGTGATAAACCTAAGACTACTAACCCTAACTTAGTAGTTAACTATGCTAAGATATTATACTTTGGGTATTTGACTATCAAGAAGTATAAGCTTACTGAGAAAGATAAATATAAAGATGGTACAGTAAATCTCAAAGAGATTACTAGTGCTGAAGATAAGATTGCTGAACGTATTAAACAGCAAAAGAAATATGGTACTAAGACTAAACGTACCACATCTAAATCAACAGGGAAATCTACTGCTCGTGGAGACCGTGGTTCTTCTAAGACCATAGGTAATACAAAGAGAGTTGGAGTTAGTAAAGCTAGTCGTTCAATAAGTAATACAAGGGTTACTAAGACTAGTAAACGAAAGTAAGATATAATGATATATTATATCTATGCACGTACCTAGGGAGGTTATTATTAATGCAAGCATCTGAAAAAATTAAGAATTACAGAATGTCTATGTTTACAAAGTTACCCTTTGAGCTCAATAGCGAGGTCAAAGATCCTAACAAGTTGACTTTGGAGGTGATAAAACCGCACTTATTTGTAAAAGGCAGTAATAATATTCCATTAGTGGATCGATGGGATCCATTACCAGAAGATGAAATTGTAAAGAAAATACCTTCTTCTTTATTTATGCCTATAGCTGAGAAGTTAGGACAAGATCCAGAATTAAACGTGCATCTGAATATCTTTAACCTAAAATCTAAACG